CAACTTCTTAGAATTAACAAGAGGGCCGAGACTGGTTTCCAGCCTATCTTCTTTTTTGATTCTAGATGGAGGCTTAACGCCTTTAAATATGCCGGGAAGAAGTCTTTTCTCTTTTGCGGAAAGTCTCGTAACCATATCCCGAACCATCTCCTGTGCCGCAACTGTTTCAATCGTGACACGGCGTACTGGTGCATATTTGTTCGCAAGTCGGATAATCTCCTTGGGAACATCGAATGTTGGTATACGCTCACGAAAATATTCCAGTACATATCTATTGTTGCTGGAATCAATGCCCATGACCAGTATGACCTGATAGTCAGAAGTCTCTGAGGCAGTCGCCGCAAGGTCAACACCAATGTAGATATTGATTGGGATAGCATCATCACCGTCTATAAGGTAGTTAAATTTATTCTTACATTCAACCCTTCCATTGTAATACTGTATTCTGTCTATCTTAAATGATGCACTAGACACATCCCTAGCATCATTCATGTACTCTTGAGCAAACTTATTAACCAATCCAGCTTCAATAAACTCACGTTTTTTTGCCTCCAGCTTCTTTTTGGAAAACTGAGACGACCACAATGGTTCACCATCTTCAATAGCTCTATAGAAGTTTACATCCCAAGGATATTCTCTTTTGTCCTCTTGTGCCTTTTTCCAGCCATCATAGGTCATTTGCAGATACGAGTCATAGTGTACAATGGTACCAGATAGCCATATCCAGCCCTCATTGCCCGGTGTTTCTTCTAAGGCGGGATACACTGTGGATACAATCCACTTCTTGATGTCAGCACGCCTTTCTGGTGTCTTGGTGTTTAGTTCTGATTCAAAGTCATCCAGCACAATGCCGGTATAACGCACATCTACCTCTGCCCTACCTCTAAGTCTCTGTGATGTACCCTTGGATATAACCCTGTCACCCTTTGGTGTTACCAAATCTTTTTCTGTCCAGCGTTTACCTACACTACCACCATCCATGTTTCCAAAGTAGTAGCGTATCATTTTATTGTTTTCAAAGTGTGATCTAATGTATTTCAGGTGATCAATAGCCTGTGACTGTTCCTCCGATACCCATGCAATAAAGTGTTGCTGGTCATCAGCGGCAAAGCACAGCTTATGCATGATAGCCGCTTTAGCTATTACTGATTTACCGTGACCTCTAGGAATAATGTTACAGATACGAGCACCGGGTGCTGTATCTATCATCTTTTTTCCCATTTCGTAGTGGAAGGGTGCTGATTCAGACTTTTTGAGGAAGTCATTAGGCAGAAACGCTCTACCAAAATAGATAAGGTTGCTGTATGCTTTTGCTAATACCTCATCTCTTTTCTCCATCTCTGATGGTGGAGGGGTGATATTAAAACTCATTCAGACAGTTCTTTTTGTTTTTCTGGTAATATACCTTGCTCAAATGCCTGTAGCTTCTCTCTACTAAAGCCAGAGAACTCCTGTATCAGTGCTACAGAATCTACTTTCTTTTCTGTGGACAGTAAACCAGATATCTTCATTAAGGTTTCTATTGCTCTAAGCTTGTCATTGTCTCTAACATCTATCTTGTCAATGACATCTTTAGTTGTTTCCAGTAGGTATCGTTTTGTAATACCCACTTCTGACATTAAGTTTTCTATTTCTTTATCCACTGCCTGCCTCACTGTTTTGTTTTTAAGTAGTAGTGTTGACCTTCTTTCTGCATGATCTAAACTGGTTGTCTTAGGAAATGCTTTCTGATACGCCTCTACAGGATCCATACCATGTGCTACATACTTTGCAAAACTTTTCTTTGCATCTGTCAGGTAGCCACCAGTTTTGACTTGGTACCCTGTTTTCTTTGTAAATCTATATATTTCATCTTTGACTGTACCAACAAAAGGACTTGACCCCCTGTGGTTAAACATTCCAATAACCGTTCTAATATAATCGTTGTCTCTTTTCTTTTTATCTACAAAACAACCTTTCTTTAGTATCTGAACAATCTTCCCATCATCGGATACGCACCAGTCTCCTTCTTCTGCCTGTTTCCAATCGGTAATCAATGGAGTATCAGGATGTGCCTTACGGAACTCTTCTTCTGATTCGTAGGCATAGTGCTTGACTCCCTTTATGGTGCGAGTCAGTGCCAAATCAGTTTGGTTCCTGATCGTCCAGAAGGTTTAGGTCTAGTATCTCCAGCTCTGGCATGTTCTTCATGCGGTACAACAATTCGGATAGGAGACCTATTTGCTTTGAATTGGGGTCTATGATGTCTGTAAGCTGTAACTCTCGTGATATCTCACGGCAACGCTCTAGGTTGTCATAGACGTTATCAATTTGAAAGTCATTCATTCTGGCCCTCTGATATAGTGTACGGTTTCTTTCCATGATTTAATTTAATAACACTTGACATCTAAATGGTAGATAATATATATTTAATTAAGTTTGTTTAGTTTGTTGAAGTTTTTCATAATAGTACTATAGTATATATAGTATAATAGTATATATTATATATATATAATATATATAGTACTATAGTATATATAGTATATATAGTAAGTAGTAAGTAGTATGTATAGTATATATAGTACCCGCTTAGTATTTTGTAGTACCCGCCCAGTAAAAAATCCAAAAATTTTAAAAAAATTATATAAGCATGTGTGTTTCTCTTTTTATCCACACGGCCCGCCCCCCAAACCGTTTCTAGGTTAGAAATATTGTATTGAAAAAAGCAAATCGGTCTAAGCCAGTTATAATTCACGTCGCAAATTATTTTAAGAAAGTTTGAACTATTATGGAACAAAACAGGAACTACAGCGTCTTATATATATAAGGCTTATTGACAAAATTTTATATTGATTGCTGACCGTGAACTATCTGGTCTATGCGTGGAATACCAGAGTTAGCAATCGCCTCATAATGACCAATGTACTATGAGGTAATGACACAACTAAATTTCTTAATCAAAAACAAATGGAGTTCAAAATGAACAACTTAGAAATATCATCCAACTGGGATAACATAACCAACTTAACCGACTCTGAAAAAGTAGTGCCAGTCGTAACTCAGGATAGGCCAGTCATAGCAAACAAGTTTGACATAGGCCTCGATCCATTTACTGAGATCGAAAAGGTTCCATTGCAAACTGGTAATGGTGGAGGATCATCTGCACATTCAATACGAATGATGTTAAATGGCAAAGATACAGAAGTTGGCGTAGTTGGTGAAAGATACCTTTGTGTACCTAACAGCAAGATCGCTGAAGTTGGTGAGACCATCAGAGCCAGATCCGGTATGAACTGGACTGAGTCTCAGGTGTTCTTTGATGGCAAGGTATACAGGAGGACGTTTACTTGTGATGATGGAGGCCTACAAGCTGAAGTTCCACAAGTTGGTGATCTTGTCGCCTTGGTGATGGAAGAGGTAAATAGCTATGATTCCTCAGTTAAAGCGGGAATCATATGTTATTACATGAGACTAAGATGTCTTAATGGCATGCGGTCAAAGGCCCATCAGTTTGGGTACTCATTCAGACACTCACTGAATAACGTAGACTGGGAATCTGAGATACATCAGTCTGTTGTCCAACTTACTGGAGCTAATCCTCAGTACATGCTTAATCAGTTTTCTGAAGCTTGCGGTAGATTACAGAAGCCCATTGATTTTCAGGAATTAAAAGTAATTTCAGAAAACAATGACTATCTCGGAAAGTTACCGACACAGCAATACGGTCAGATTGTTAAGAACATGCTCACGTCTAAGGATTATCCACAGGACGGGAACCAGTTCACAGCATGGGACTTATTGAACTCTGGTACCGAGATACTCTGGCACCAGAAAAAGATAACTCAGGGAGCTATCAAGAACAATGCTCTAGTAGTTGATGGACTTTTACAATATGGTAAAGATACCTATGATGAACCATTTGTAGACCCTAATCAAACTGAGATGTTTCAATCATAAATAAAAGAAAGGAGATAGAGATGGGGAGCAGAAATGCTCCCTATTCTCTAATTTTTTTATTTTTTTATATTTTTGTGCACGTAGGTAGATTGTGCACGTAAGTAGTTTTTTCCTATATTTATTAAAATCTGTGCACGTTCGTAGTTTATGTAAGTTTGTGCACGTATGTAGCTTAATATTATTATATATTGTGCACGCACGTAGGTAATTAAAGGTAATTTGTGTAAGTAAACTTAATCTCATAAATAAACTATATTATATAGTTCAAAAGAATACCACAACCCCCGCACACAACCCCCCAAAAAAAAGTTTATATTTTTTTAATTATTTTGGAACCTTTTTTAATGCTTGGAGTATACTATATATAAACAAATAAAAGATTAATTAAAATGAAACAAAATAAAAAAAGAGTAAAAAGGTTTGCACAAGTTACATTAGTTGAGATTGAGTTTAATTGCCCTAATTGTTATGAATATTATTCAGAATATGTTGCTCATATTAATCAAGATGATTTGTTTAAGTGCAAAAAATGTGATTTTAAATTCAAACTTTATTATTAAAAATTAATTTAAAAAACTTTGGGAGGTTGGGAACTTTTCCCGACCTCCTGAGTATAACAAGAAACAAACGGAGAAAAAACAAATGAGAACATTCGACAAATACAAACAAAACCTCAGAGCAACAGAAGATGGAGTATATAGCTACGATACAAGAGTTGCATTTATTGACCACAAGAATAGAACAATTACCCCGCTTGGTTGGTGGTCTGTAACTACATCAAAACACATAAATTATGTGGGTTCTGAGTACGGATACAAAGTACAGAAAGTAAACTAACTTACAGAAATTAAAGGGGGTGTGTAATGCATCCCCTTTGGGAGAAATTATGACACATACAGAAATACAAGAGATACACAGAAAACTTGATCTTCCTACAATAAGGGATGAGTCAGGTAAAATAATACCTACGGAGTTTTCTGAGAAAGAATTGAGTTTCATAATATTTGAGATGATGCACGAAATGAGAGAGGAGAACAGAAGAAAGTCGGGTAGTGCAATAGAAAAGAACTGGAACAAGATGAGCAAACAAGAAAGAAAAGAACTGGAGAAATAAAATGGAATTAGAACATTACATAATAACAGAAGATTTAGAGGTACAATTAATTTTCAGAAAGAATAAAGATGATGTGTTAGAGCTGAACGAGAAAGAAACTTTAGAGGTATTTGAAAAGAAAATAAAAGAATTAAAAAGAAGTTTGGAACTTTTAAAAAATAATGTAGTTAAATAAGTAATAGAGCCGATACAAGGTGAAAAGTAAATCTATGGTAATGTGGTAGGTCGTTATTGTAACGACTGAAGGAATAGAGCCTTGTTGCCCCTCTTAACAATGGGTAAAGTGGTAGACTAATAATCGGAGGTTCGACTCCTCCTCGGCTCACAAAATTTGGAACTTTAAATAAATAGTGTAGTTAGATAAGTAAACAAGGGATTAAAACAATGAAACAAATAGGAAGAATGAAGAGAGTATTAAAAGACCATGTGTATTATTATGTTTGGTTTGATGGGAACTTGATAGGTGGTAGGAAGGCATCGGAAGAGGTGCGGAATAAGTACGAGTCTGATAAGATGTTTAATTTAAGCGAATTTGACAAATGTATGGAATATGTCAATAGCCTAAAGAGAGATCATTGTGATTATTCTTTTCGCATTGAGGATTGGGATGAGAAGGCAGAGAGTGTAGAGCATTTTGTTTTTAAGTATTTTGAAAATTCATAGTAAACAAAGGAGTAAACAATGAGCAGTAAATACAACGGTTGGACAAATTATGAGACTTGGAACTTTAATTTGTGGATCAGAAACGATGAAGAAGACCACAGTCACGCTTTAGAAATGGCGTTTGATTCCCTAGATGAGTACGAACTTAGTAAAAGACTAGAAGAGTGGGCGGTTGAGATGGCTGATGATTGTATAAGTACAGAAATTGGTTTTATTGTAGATATGATTTACAGTTCTATAAAAGAGGTCAACTTTTATGAGGTAGCTACACATTTGTGGGAAGAACGACAAGAGGCAATAAGAGAACATGACGGGGAGGTGGTCTAATGAAGTGGATAATAGTAGAAGGTCTCGCAGAAGATGGAAAGCAAAAAGAATATCAAGTGTCTGATGGTGAGCCTTATGATGGCACAGATAATAAGAATGAAAGAACCATGTCTTATGATTTTACAGACTTACAAGAAGCACAAGAATTGTGTAATAAACTTAACAAAGGGGAGAAAAAATAATGCACATGATAATACGAAACATAGTCTATGCTAATTCTGAGAAAGAAGCACTTTCTAAGGCAGAGGATACCTTTCAGAACTTATGCGAAGGACAGAGACCATTTGATTACTACGATATGTTTGACAAGGGTTATACTTCATATTGGGAAGACAAGTACCCTGCGGTGGCAGATATAAAAAGTAAGATAGGGCGTAAGCTAGTGGTAGAAGGATGGAGTGCTACGTTACGAGATATGCGATACCACTTACGAAAGATAAAAGAGATTACAGAAGGCAAGAAGGTTACAGAAATTATGCGAGGTATCAGAAAGGATTGGCTTCAGTATCACTACAAATCTGTGGGAGATTATTATGGAAATAGTGTTTGGTTGTACGATGGAGATGGGGAAGGGATAAAAGATAGAGAACATTTAGACAACGTACTAAACAAGTGGGGGAACAAGCACTACAAAGACTTGAATGTGTATGTAGTACCCGCAGATGTACATTATTAAGGAGGTGGTATAATGGTATTAATAAAAACAGATGAACATGGGCATATAAATATTGCTGATGTGTTCCCTGCCAAAAAGGGAAAAAGGGAATCCGCATTTATTAAATTTTATACGGGTTCCCAATGGGTGCTATATAGAAATGATAAGTATGAAGAAGATATTTGCAAAGAATTCCCCAATGAATACTATAAAAGCAAGTCATCGGTTCCTATTTATAAGGCATATCATAATGGTTCTAGGGAGTCTAATCTTTATGCTCGTGAAACAGAAAATGGATTTAAGTTTATTGTTTCCATTCAAGAAAAAATAAATAAAAGAACCTTAAAAAAATATAATCAAATGTTTTATATAGCTAGCGGATTTAATAAAGATTATAAGATTGTAAAACCAACAGAATTAACAAGAAAAGCAAAAGGTAACTTTAGCCAATATGAAGGCTATTAAAATAAATGGGAACCAATCAAACACAACGTAGTATAAGCAATAAACAAAGGAGTTAAGATTGAAGAAACAACGATATAAAAGCACCAC